TCAATCCGACTTTATAACCACTTCTCCCTTCCAGTCGGTATCGAATATACAGGCTGCACGCCAATCCGATTTTAATCCCGTCGCGCTTGTCTCTTGAAAGCCAAGCAGAAGACGGACATTGCCGTTCGGCGCCAGATGATAATTGGAGTCTAATACTTCACGAAAACTCAATAACTGCTTATTCGGATAATGATTGGTTACTAAAACCTTGCACCTTTCAATAGCGTCTAATTTTCCGATTGCTTTTTCGGAGTTTGCCCGAACAGTTCCGCCGCTAGAGATATCATTGCTAGTTATTTCGTACCGCTCGCCAGATTCACAATCAACCATAAATCGAAGATTATCTAACGAGCTCTCTCTTCGCATAAAAAGTACGCTAACAACGTGCGCGCATTTCTTAGTCGCGAGCATAGCCGCCTGGTTCTTCTCCTGATTCACTCTTGGAATAAGATCCTTATATTTCCCATAGGTTGAATCAGACTTATCACTACCAATTATTATAGAATTATCTTGATAGTCTTCCATAATCCAGTCATCAATTACTCCTACTGCCTGAGAAGTAGCAGTCTTGGGAGCCTCTTCGCCACCACCACAGCCTGACAAAATCAACAGTGCAGCCGCATATATCCACTCACGCATAAATCTCTCCCTTTAAAGTGGAGAGAATAATGCCTGATCGTGGAGCCGCATCAAAATCATGCCGCCTGCCTGCCCGTCAGTGCCTGCCTCAGCTTATCGGCCACAGTCGAAGCGGATGGCTTGCCTGCCTTGGGCTTGGCCTTACCGCCGCCAAATGGGTTCGTCATCTGTGCCCACTCGATCTTAGCGTCCATGGCCAGGAACAGTTCAGGCATTGGCGTGCGCCACGCCAGATCGGGAGGCCAGCCCAGCCACCCCGTGGCCACCGCGTAGAGCCGGTCAACATAGCTGCCGTCTTCTACGGCACTTACGCCGCCGGCCTGGCCTTTCCCGTGTTCGGGCCTTTCGGGTTGTACAGCGCCACCAGGTAAGCATTCAGCTGTACTGAAACCTCCAGCACACCAGCCTGCCAAACCTGTTCGGCAATAGCCTCTGCAGCCTTGCCTTTCAAGCCTGCGCCGCCGGCGATGATCACCGCGCAACCGTCGATGCTCAGGGCGTTGATTGCCTGGGAGGCGCCGCGCAGCCCGCCGAAGTGAGCCTCAATCGCCCGAACCGCCCCAAGCGTAGGCTGGAGCGTGTACGTCTCGTCATCGAGCTTGATGTCGACGGTACCGTGAAGAGTCTTGCTCATGTTTCGAATCCTTGGGGTTCGGGGCCGAAGCCCCTAGGGTTAAGGGGTAACCGGTACCGGGAGGATTTCCAGGATGTCGGAGTTAATGGCGATGGTGACGTTGCGGCGAACCACGTTGTCAGCGGCGCCAGGGGCGACCGTGTTGTTCATCACCTTGCCGCGCTGGTAGAACGTGGTCGGCAAAATCGCCGGGGTTGCATCGGGGTCGCCATCGTTCAGGGTGATCTTGATGTTGTAGTCGCCCTTGCTGCGATCCTTGTGAGCGATCTTCAGCTTGGCCTGGCCCAGGTCACCGTTGTCGAGGCCGACAACCAGAGTCAGGTCACCTGCATCGGCGGTGCCCTTATACTTGCGCACGCGGCCATTGCGCAGCGACGTGAAGGTCACAGAGCTGAACGTATCGCCGAACTCGCCCAGGTCTTCCACTTCGCCGATATCGACATAGGTGTCAGCCTTATAGAGCGCTTCGGTGTCCGCGCCGTTCTTGCTGCCGATGCCGATCCGGCAGCCGGCGGCTGTGTTGAGGTTGTCTTCGGCCATGGGGGTTCCTCCAAGGGCACATTGGATAAAGCCGCAGGGCGGCCGGGGTGTTGGATTTAGTGGGTGGTGATAACGCGGACCGTGACCGATCCCTGGTACGTGGCGCCGTCAGCATCGCGCTGGGCGTCGGCCTGATCGACCCTGACCGATACGGCCCGGCCAACAGTTAACGGTAAGCGGCGCTCATCCAGAGCCGCCACAACCTCACCGAGGATCTGCTTCACCTCGGCCTGGCCGTGGGCGTCCGACCACACAGAAAGGTAGATCAGGCGCTGCTGACGCTTCCTGCCGGCGATGGGCGAGATGTTGGTGCTGATCTCCCGGTCAAACGATACATACGGCATATCGGTGTCCATGGGCGCGCCATCGAAGACCGGACACGACACTTCGGCCTCCAGCCGAGCGAACATTGCTTCCTGTAATGCAACAGATGGATCAGGCATCGCTTGCTCCCATGCTGGCCTTGCGCAAGGTGCTGGCCACTGCAGCGCGGATGCTGGCCAGGACAAACTCCCGATTCACGTCCTTTGAAGGGCGCAACCAGGGGTGAGCCGGCCGGGCCGGGATATCCGGGTATTTGCCGTAGAACGTTGCCCCGTCGGATTTGTTCTTCGTGTCCCTGACCCGGATCGCATTGCGGCGCCCTGAAAGCTTGGACTTGTCCCTGTTGTTGGTGTGCTGCCCGCCTACCGCGTTCCGGTCTCCGCGCCGGTAAAGCGTGCCGCTGTAGCCCTTCGTTCCGTACTCGAGGAAACGCAGGTAGAAATACCGCATGTACATGCGCTTTCCGCGTAACCCGATTTCAGCATTGAGGCCGCTTTTCGAGACAAATACGCTAAGAGCCGCAGCGCCAGCACCAGTGTCATGAGGGATCAACTTCCGCTGGGTGGCCAGGATCTGGTGAGCAGCCTCAAGCATGACCGGCCTCAGCTCGTTATCCATCGTTGCGTGGATGTTGCGCAACGTTTTACGAAGCTTGAAGTCGCCGGACATGCGGGAGCGACGGGCAGCCATGGCCTACTCCTTGGCTCTGGCCGGCTTTTCAGTTGCGGGCGTTGCTTCGGGTACAGGCTCCACCAGGCCGCGCGCGACAAGATCGGCGCCGAGTTTGGCGTCGACCGTAAACTCGTCACCCTTCTCCCGGTCGCCAGTGGCGCCGGACAGGGTTCCCAGGGCAATTACTTTCATGATCCACCTCTATGGGTTGGGTACGTTGGAACACGGCAGCCGCAGCATGGTGTTCTCGTTGTCGATCAGCGCAGCGCCGATCAGGTAGGTGGTGGTGATTCCTTTTGCCGTATGCACCAGGCGATTGCCGGCCACCGCGTCAGCCCTGGGGCGGATGCGGATCTCGGCGATGATTACCGCCGTAAGCCTTTCAGCAACAGGGGCAATGCGGCCTGTAGGCATAGTGATCTCAGCCCACAGCTTGCCGACTTCGACCCAGGCGACATCGGATCCGCCTGATTTGCTCTTGGTCAGCACCGGCTTGAACATCGTGCAGCGGTGACGCATTGGGCCCGCTCTCATATATTCACCCAGCGATGAGGCTTCCAAAGCGCATTGGTCGCCATTGGCAACTCAGCAGTGATCGTTCCAATCACCACAGTCTCGCGACTGCTGTACCAATGACCGATCAGCAACAGCGCTCCCTGCTGGATCGACTTGCTCATCCGTAGCGCGTTGCCGACTGGATCAGGCAAAGCCGACTCTGGGGCGATAAGCGTGCGATTGGTCCAGGTCTCAAACGCGCTGAGGGCTGCATCCCTGTAGCCCTCAATCAGCGCATCCTCGTCGTCATGGTCGACCCGTAAGTGAACCTTGACGATGGAAAGATCAATCACCCGCTGGCACCAGGGCCTGAAGCTCTGGCTTCTTCAGCGCCGGATCGAAGTCGATACCCTTGGTGGCAAGCCACTCCTTCAGCTTTGGCACCGTCATTTTGAGCGGGTCGGTTTCGGTATCCGCGATTTTCTGAGCCTCGATAGCCGCGTCAATTTCTTCCTGAGAACTGCGCGACGCGTATCCTTCGGGTGGATAGTTGACGGCCTGATAGCCAGCCTCGACAAACTCGGCAATGGTCGGACCATCCAGTTTCAAACCATTGGCGTCCAGTTGGTTGAGGTAGGACGCCACGCCCAAGTGCTCAACCGCCACCAGCGCGCAGCGGTCAGAAACATCCTGCTCGCCTACAGGAACCTCAATCACATGGTTGCCATCCACTGCGAAAGGGAACGGTTTTTTCACTAAAATAATCGGCATAAATACTCCAGGAGGCTGGGCGCCCGAAGGCGCCCGCCCAGTCAGGCAGCAGCGCTGAGGGTGAGGATCTTCACGGCCTGGGAGTCAACCAGCATGCCGCCGACGCGTTTGGTGGTGTAGAAGCCAACGAACGGCTTATTGGTGTACGGGTCACGCAGCACGCGGGTACCGATGCGGTCCACAACGGTGTAGGCGCGCTTGAAGTCGCCGAATGCGATGGCGTTGGCGTCAGCCGCAACATCTGGCATGTCTTCGTTTTCGGTGATGCCGTAACCCAGCAGGACCGAAGGTGCGCCTGCTTCCAGGCCTGGGCGCCACAGGTAGTTGCCCTCGCTGTCCTTCAGCTTGCGAACGTAGGCAACGGTCAGGTTGCCCATCATCCAGGTGCCGTTGGCACGGTAGCCCGCCTTGAGGGCGTGAATCAGGTTGATCAGGCTGTCGCCAGTGATCGCCCCGGCAGTGCCAGAGACGAGCTTTTGCAGAACGCCAAACGCGCGGTCGTCGTCGGTCTTCAGGTCGAGGCCGTAGGCCAGCAGACCTTTAGGCTTGTTGACGCCATCACCCTTCAGGAAAGCATTGCCTTCCTTCTCGGCGAAGTCGCGGGCAACCTCACCATTCAACCAACCCTCGGCATCGAAGAAGATGTCGTCAAGGCTGGTCTGAGTGGCTTGTGGGTTGGCGTACAGCTCACCCATAAAGGCAGAGATGTTACCCAGCTTCGGAGTATTGGTTGCCGGGCGCGCGTCGGTTTCGCCAACCCAGCCAGCACCGTTACCACCGAGGTTCACCAGACGCTTGTAGTCTGGGCTGCCGACCGTGATCTGGTTGCAGACCTGGCGCATCGGCGAGGTGTCGCGCAACAGTTCGATGATGCTGCGATCCAGCTCTTCGGGAACGGCGAAGCCACCATCTGCATCAACGCCAACCTGCAATGCCTTGGCCTGCAGTTCGCCAAGACCGGTCTCGATACCCTTGCGCACGAACTGCATGAATGCGGTCTTGTGCTCACTGGCAGCCTTGGTGCCGGTGCCGTCTGGACGCTTGAGGGACAACAGCTCTTTTTCCAGATTGCTTTTCAGCTCATCCAGCTCGCTCAACTTTTCGTTGAGGGTATCGACCTGGCCGGACAGCTTGCCCTTTTCTTCTTCCAAGCCATCAATGCGCTTGTCATTGGTCTTTTTGAATTCGTCGAACTTCTTGCCCAGGGCTTCGGCGACGTCATCGATATCTTTCTTTTCAACAGCCATGAGAGGCTCCTTAAATGCGGGTCAGTAGAGATTTGAGGGATTGCATTGCATCGTCGGCATCCGCCTCTCGCGGTGAAACTGCGCCGTAGCCCTTGGCCATAAAGGCCTTGGCCTGGGAGCCAGAAAACCCAACCTCTCGAAGGGCTCGCTCCACTTTGCTGGGCGGCGGTGTTTCGCCGCGGGCCAGCAGAGATTTAACGTCAGTGATCCGGGCTTCGTCGTTGGCCGGAAAGGTGACCAGGGATACTTCCCATAGGTCGATTGCCTTCAGGATCCAGATGCCCTTTTCTTTGTCGTATTCGTAGTCATCGAGCATGTAGCCGATGGACATGCCGGTCAGGCTGCCCGCCTTCATGTGGCCGTGGGCACGCTTGGCTAGCGGGTCTGCATCGATGAGCAATTGGCCTTTGACGTACAGGCCGACTTCGTCCTCTCGCATCTCGGTATAGATGCCGATCGGCTCGCTCATGTTGTGCTGCCAGAGCATCGCCGGGAGGCGTCCTTTCTCTTTCCACTTGGCCAGGCTGACGGCGAATGCGCCGCGAATCACTACGTCGCCGTAGCTGTCCTCAACTCCGAATACAGAGCCATAGCCTTCGAACTCGCCGCTGTCACTGACCGATTTAATGGTCAGCGGCAGGTCAAGACGCTGTTTTGTCTGCATCGTCGGCAGCCTCCGGTTTGGTGGTCATGTTCATTGGGGTGAGGTAGATGTCGCCGCCTTCTCTGGGGTTTTCGTCCTCCAACTCGCGGCAGTCGTTGGGGCTCAAGATCCCCCACTGAATACCCTTGCCGTAGGACTCGTACCGCCCCTTCAGATCGCCGCGCATCAGAGCGCCGGCGTTGAACTTGGCGTAGTGAGTCAGGCGGTCTTTCTCGCTGAGCAGGCCCACCTGAATGCGGTGCTCGATGCGGGTCATGATCGGAACCAGCGAGTAGTTCACGAAACTCATGCCCATGTGTTCGATGTTGTTGAGCGTCATCTTTTCCATGCTGGCCACCAGGTGAGGCGGCACGCGGAACAAGCCGCAGATCTGCGCCTCGGTTAGCTTCTTGGATTCGATGAACTGGGTGTCTTGGGCATTGAGGCTGATCGGCTTCCAGTCCAGCCCCATCTCCAGGATCATGGGCTTGTAGGCGTTTGCCACCCCCATGTGTTGTCCCTGGAAGTCCTCTTTCAGTCGACCGAATGCCTCGTCGGTAAGCTGTTGATCGGTCCGCAGGACACCGCTAGTTACGGCGCCGTTGGTGAAAAGCTTGGCGGCGTGAGCGTCCATCGCCTGGCCTAGCCCTAGCGCCTGACGCGCATAGGCAATCGGATTCAGCCCGTTGAGCCCATCCAGCGTGAAGAGACGAACATGCCAAATCTCATCCTGGGTTAGCGTTTGAACGCCCGATTTGAAATTGACCCTGTATTCAACTGTCCAATCATCCTTGAGCTTTGGCGTAACGATGTCCGGGTTGAGCGGCAGAAGCTCAACCACGTTGCCCAGCGCCTTCACCTTGTAGGCGTAGAAATTACCGCGAAGACAAAGACACGCCACCAACATCTCCCAGAACTCCTGGGCGGTCATGTAGCTGTTGGGGGCCATGGTGATCAGGGGGTATAGCCGGTGCCCTGTAGCAGGCAATCGGACGCGACCCGTTTGCTTCAAAAGCCTACAAGGCAGCATCCCCATCGACTCGGCCAGCACCCGCACGCAGTTGAATACAACAAGTTGCTGCATAGCGCTGGTGGTTGTTACCCGTTGGCCGGCATTGCTTTCATAGCCAGCGCCCAGCGCCTGGGCAAGCTTCTCCGGCGTATCAATGACCTGCGTGTCGTTTTTCCTCCCAAGAAGTGAACGAAGCATCAGCGTCCACCTCGCACGATTGAGTACACAGACAGGGTAATCAGTAGCGACCCACATACAGTCAATGCCAAAGGCTCACCCATCCACACCCACAACCCCCGAGTCAGCAAGGCCAGGCCAAGCACGCCGACGAGATCAGGCAAAGCCTCTTTCAGCGCCTCCAGCTTTGGCGGCTTGGTTTCTTCGGTCATAGGGTTCGAATTCCGTGTTTAGTGATGTGGTCTGAAAGGCTTTCGGCAACCTTCTCTGTCGTGTTTGCAGCACCCACGGCCATAGCCATGGCGACAGCCCCGTCAATCCGGCCGGTCTTTTTGCGCTTAGAGAAGATTCTGTTTTCCTGGGCGTCGGCCTCCATCACAGCGGAAGCGACGTTCCAGGTAAGGCATGGGTTGGCCAGCACCTGGATCTGACCGGTGAGGATCAAGTCCTCCACCAGGTCAATGGAGTGAGTCATCCAGAGATTCGACTCGCGCGCCGGGCGGAAGCCTTGGCCGTGGGGCACCAGGTTCAACTCGATGCCCTGAGCCTCAAGCTCAACTTCCAGGTAGGTCATGTGATACGGGTCAAAGGCCAACGCCTTTATTTCGTATTTCGCAGCCAGTTCGCCCAGACGCTTTGCGACGAAGGCATAGTTGATCGCCTTTCCAGGCGGCGCGTGGATGTGGCCATCCTCAAGCCAGATGTCATACGGCACGCCATCAATCGCAGCGCGGTCGAGTAGCGTGTCCTTGGGCGTCCAGAACTCAGCAATTGATTTGCCCTGCTCGGGGAAGTACAGGTTTAGCGCGGTGAGGTCTCGCTTGCCTGAAAGGTCGAGCCCCCCATAGCAGATCTGACCTGCCAGTTTCTCGGGGTCAAACTTCGCGCAGCAAGACAGCCAGGTGTCGATATCAATCCATGGGTTTGCCGCATCCACCCACTGACAGAAGTTCAGACGACGAACAGTGCTCGCCTTCGCCGGCATCCCTTTCGCGTCAGTGACCTGCTCCCGCAGATACTTCGGCTGGAACGTATGGCCCAGCGATGGGTTGGCCTTGCCCCAGCACTTCTCATCCTTGAACGGGTCATCGCCCTTATCCAGAGAGCAGATAAACGAGAAGAAACCGTCGTTGAAGTGGCGGTGCCGTTTTGTCACGCCCTTGGCGCCGGCCTCGCAGACGTTCACGCCGAGCTGGTGATAGCTGTAGCAGACCGAGTTACGGTCGTGACCGCTGTTGGTGATCATCAGGATCAGCGCTTGGCGGCGACCTTTGGTGCCCGCCCGCATGAACTCGACGGTCTTGTTGTTCTTGTGTTCGTGAACTTCGTCGATCAGTGCGCAGTGGGGCCGCGGGCCAGACTGCCCATCGTCGGAACTGATCGGGCGGAAGAACGAACCGGTTGCCAGGTAGGCCAGGTTCCAGACCTTCTCATCGCGGCCCGACTTCTTTATTTTCTTCTTCAGCGTGGGCGACTGATCAACCATTGCCACCGCATCGCGGAACAGGATCATTGCCTGGTCGCGCTTCGTCGCCGCGGCGTAAACCTCAGCCCTCGGCTCATTGTCAGAGGTCAGGCAATAGAGGCCGATGCCAGCCGCCAGAGGCGACTTGCCGGAGCCTTTGCCGGACTCGATGTAACAGGTCCGAAAACGGCGGAAGCCATCAGGGGCCATCCAGCCAAAGATTGAACCGACGATGAACGCCTGCCAGGGCAACAAAACGAACGGCAGACCTTCGTGCTCGCCGCCGTTGAGCTTGAGCACTGTCTTGAAGTAACGGATAGCCCGGTTGGCTTTTTCGAGATCCCAAGTCAGCCCGCGTTTCGGCCCGTCTTCGAGGTCTCGCAAATGACGACCGCACGCGTTTCGAATATCGGGACCGGCCAACACCTTGCCGGAGTAAACCTCTTGAGCCCAGGCCGTTACTGGGTCGACCGCATAGGAAACCTTCTTGACCTCAATTGAAGAACTCGTCTTCCGGGTCTTTGTCTTGAGGTTCGCCAATGGCCTGGACCTTGGATCGGGCGGCGGGTGTCATGCCGAAATGGGTAAGGTAAGAGAGCAGCCGGCGGTCGGCGTCAGCCGCCATCGCCACCGCCGGATGCGCTTTGATCAGTCCGGCTTCGGTCGAATAGGTATGGCCCTCTTCGGAAATAACTTTGGTCAAGCGGCGAACCTCGGCGGCGACCTCGCACAACCGTTCAAGGGTTTGAAGGTCAGCTTCAGTGAGTACACCCATGGACGAAGCGAGCGGACAGAACACTTTCCACACCGCCTGGCCTTCGGCCGTCATCGTGATCGGCGGCGACTGGTATGAGGCGACCGCAAGCTGAGGCTCCCGCTTGTTTTCCCGACTGGCACGCAACGTGCCGGTGACCTTTTTCTGGGTCGTCGGTGCGGGGGTTCTTCCCTTCAAAAAAAACTCTCCAATTCTGGCTTTATGCGTAAAGAGGGTCGAGTGCGGTCCTATACAGCGGATTCCTGAACTTTTGACCCTCCCCCTGGGGGCTGTGGCGGGCCACACCGAAACGGCGCTGAATTCGTGAGAAACATTCTCACTTCGACGACTTCTGGCGATTCCAGTGATGGTTCGGATCGATAGGCAGACCATTGACGTCACACCCAACCACAACGCCGGACTTCTCCTCTCGCTGCTTCGCGCTGTCATGGCAAAGCTTGCAGAGGCTCTGCAGGTTGGTCGCATCGAAGAACAGCGTGACGTCACCACGGTGGGGTTTGATGTGGTCGGCGATGTTGGCGGCTACCACGCGGCCCTGCGAGGCGCAGCGGCGGCACAGTGGCTCGGACTGAAGTTGATTCCACCGGAGTCGATACCAATCCTTAGTCTTGTAGAGACGATGCCAAGGTGATGTGCTCGCCATCACTCCACCTCAATGATGAGGCCGTGACGAACGACCCAGTCGATGAAGCCTGGCGCGATCTCGTCTCGACCAATGAGGCAGTACCACACCACCGCACAGTTGAGCAGCGGCATCACCCACCAGCGCTTCCGGGTCGTGAGCGTCACATTGATCTGGGCCATCACCAACCTCCTGCCATCTTGGCGCCTACTGCTACACCGGCAATGAACACCAGCACGATCAGCACTGACGCAAGACTTGCGACGTGCGCGGCGTTCGGGGTGCGCATGGGTGGTGGTGCAGGCGGTGCCGGGCGTGGACGCTGGAACCGCAGACCACCTTCCGGAACGTACCGATCAGGCTCCAGCACCAGGTGTCCATCGTTGACCATGCCCTCAACCAACCGCATGGCCTTCACCTGCTCGGCGTTGGGGCTGAAGCGTGTTCGCCCATTCCAAGATCCCATCTCATGCCTCCGACGAAAGCTTGATCATTGCCATGAGCGCACCAACAAGCGCCTTGTCTGAGCGTGTGGCGATAGCGATCACCTCAGCTTCGGCCTTGAAGACCTCGGCTTGTTCGTCTTCCGACATCTCAGTGACCATGCCCTTCATCTGGTAGTACTCGGCGCTGACTGTGCTCATGGTGTGATCCTTGTTGCGCGCCACGATTTGGCGCATTCGAAAACGTGGCGCGGATTACTCAGCCTTACGGCCTGGCAGCTTGAAGTCAGTCACCCGGTCAGCAATGGACCGGATCTTCTCCACACCCAGGAAGCCAACCCAGCCGCCAACGAAGGTGGCCATGCTCTGGGGCAGGCCGAAGAACTCCAGGCCGCTGATCAGAGTCACGGTCAATCCGCCGCAGATCGCACCCTCGACCAGGATCTGGCGGCGAGTACCACCGCCATAGATGATCCGCAGACCAGCCATGACAGCAGAGAGCAAGGCGGCATACAGCACTGGGGAGTGCTGGCTCAGCCAGGCAAGGGCCATCACCCAGAACTCGGGAGTTTTCTCGGGCATTGTCATCTCGATATCCTCCCGGTGAGGGAGTGAAGGAATGGATTAGCGGCCGACTGGATTCAGCGCCGCGACCAGCAGGGCGTGCCCCTTGAACAGGTCAACGTGCGCCAGGCTGGTCAGCTTACTGTCGGCGAAAGAGTGGCCGGTCAGCAGCCGGCCCAGCTCTTCCAGTGACTCTTTGAGTTGCATCGCCTTCTTCAGCACCGTTTCGTCGTACTCGGCACGCACCTCAAGCACAAGCTTCCTGACCTCCTCGTAAGCCATGCCAACACCCACTGGGCCAGCCTGGCGAATCAGCAGGAAGGTGTCGGTATACACCGCACCAAAGACCTTGCCTTCAGCGTGATAGAAGTCGCTGATGGCGCTGAGGCCGAAGCATACGGCGCTTACGCTTTCACACTGCTTGGTACTCAACAACTGACCAGTAACACGGATAAATACCTCGGGCAGCGCCTTGGCAAGTCCACGCAGCGCGCGGAGCAGGCGCTGGGCGTCACCGACAACGACAGCATCAATCACTGGTTGAGCATCATTCTTCGCTTGATCGGTCATTACCGTGCTCCAGAAACGACGAAGGCCCGCCGATATGGCGAGCCTTGAAATAGGTGTGAGGGTCTTTCCCCTCGGTCTGCTTGAGCCAACCCCAATAGCAACAGGTTCGGGCTGCTCATGCTGCCGGTGTTCTTCCGTAACGCGTGACTACCGGCTATACCGCGTCCAGGCCCGCCCGAAGGCCCACCCTGGCTATGGCTTCACGCTCAAATCAAAACTGGCAGCAGGTGAAGGAATCGAACCCTTACCGTTTCCAGTAGCACGGCTTTCAAGGCCGCTTGCCGTCCCGGTGGCGCCACCTGCTGAAACGAAAAAGCCCAGCAACTGGGCTGGGCTTTCTATGTGGTGTCGCGCTTGAAAAGCTGAACACGTTGCCATGAAAACAGGTGTTTATCCGGCATGAAAGAACTTTATGCGGCGGTTCTGATTTCCTCCAGGACGCCATCGATCCAGCCCACGCCTATCTTGATCGCCTCCCGGGCTGAACGCTCAGATATCCGGGCCGACTCAGCGACCCTCACCATCGTCCACTTCGCTCCGAAGTAAAGCCATACGAAGTCACCCATGCGCTGGTCGCGACGGGTCAGCTTGGCTACAGCGCTGTCGACGACTAGCGCCATGTCGTCGGTAAGGACGTACTCCTTGCCTCCGCCGCATGGGGCTGCTCCATAGGTGGGCGAGACGTACCGAGGCACGCCCATGCCATCCATCCGCCAACTACCCCACTGCTCCAACAGGTACTCGGTATCGCCCAGAGGCTTGTCGATATACGTTCGCTTCTTCATGCCGCTTTCCTCGGTGTCGGTTCATTCAGGCCAAACAGCTCTCTGAGCATCTTGTCGGCGATTTTGTTCTTGGCGTGCCCTTCGGTGATCCACCGGCGGGCATAGACCTGAAACCCAAGGCTGCCACGGTGATTTCCCCAGTCAGCGACCAGATCCATCAACGCAGCGGCGCCGATTCGTCCATTGGGCTTGTCGAGCAGTAGGCGGTTGCCCTGCTTCAGGAAGTCCCGCTCGTCAGAGGTCAGGACTTTGCGCGGCAATGCCGCCGTCACGTTACTCATTTGCGGCACTCCCGAGGTTTTTACAAACCTCCACTATGGTTAATTGTCGAATGTGGCTACAGGCATTGCTGTACATGGCCTGTAGGCGATTCTGTGAATCTCCAAATCTAACGCCTGTCTGCACGGCATCTGGCCCTTGGGTGTTTCTGTCTAACGCTTTGGCGGCAGTCATGATCCCTTTCTCCCCTTGTACTGGCTGGCGAAGGGGCGACTGGCTTCCACCTCCTCCTGGCTTGGCGCGCGACCCGCGAAATTGACAAAGCGGGCGAACTTGCCCTGCTGCTGAACAACGCACGAACCAACTGGCGCATGCCTGCACTTGGGCATGATTAGCTCGGTGGCGCCGTTCTGGCCCTGCTCATCATCCATGTCGCGGTGAACCAGGATGATGCAATGGGCGTCGGCCTCGATCTGGCCGGAGTCGCGCAGGTCGGATGCGATTGGCTTCTTGCCTGGGCGCTTGGTTGAATCACGATTGAGCTGGGCCAGCAGGATCACCGGCACCTCCAATTCCTTGGCGATGTTGACGATGCCAGTGGAGATTTTCCCAAGCTCGGCGGTGCGGTTGAACGCTTTGCCGTCCGAGCCGATCAGACCGATGTAGTCGATCACCACCACGTCGAGGCCGTGCTTGCGCTTGACCTGCCGACAGATGCTGCGGATTCGGGCGACGGTCAGGCCCGACTTGTCACAGACATACAGCGGTTTATCCATGATCTTGCTGACTGCTGAGGTCAGGCGTGGCCAGTCCTCATCCTGCAGCTGGCCGTTGTCCAGGACCTGCAGATCGACGCTGCCGAGGGACGCCAATGCACGGTTGCCCAACTCCTCCTCGGGCATCTCCAGAGAAAACACCATTCCAACTCCGAGGCCGGTGCAGGCAATGTGCTGGGCGATCTGCAGGCCGAGGGTGGTCTTGCCGCTCCCTGGTAGGCCGGCGACGATAGTCACGGTCTTTTTGCGAAGCCCACGAATCAGCTTATCCAGATCAACCAGGCCGGTAGACAGCCCTGATTGAACAGTGCCGTTGAACTTGGCGTCGATGATGTCGATATTTCGAGTCACCACTTCGTCCATGCGCTTGTAATCCGGCTCGCCGGTATCCAAGTCACGCAGGTCGGCCATCGCCTGTTGGGCACTGGCGATGATCTCCGCCACCGGCCGGTTCTCGCTGGCCAGGTCGCGCACAGCGTCAGCGGCCCCCACCAGACGGCGCAAGACGGCTCGCTCGGTCACTGTTCGAGCGTAAGCCTTCCAATTGGCGGTGCTGGGCGTGTTCTTAGCCAGCTCTACAGCATAAGCAATGGTCGTCCCACCGCTTGGCAGGTATGGCTTGAAGTCGTTCAGCGTCACCGGGTCTATCGGCGCGCCGGTTGCGTGCAGGTCGATCATCACCTGGTAGAGCGCGGCGTTTTCCGGATCGTGGAAGTCAGCGGTGCCCACGCTGCTGGTTATCGAGTCGAATAGATCGCCATCAAGCATCAACGCGCCGAGCAAGGCATGCTCCGCTTCGTCGCTGTACAGCTCGCGATATTCGTTCATGTACGCCCCCGTGCCGATTCCCAGGTGAAGCCGACCAGAAGCGCCTTGTTCTCGCGCAGACGGTCAAGGGCTCGCTCGCCGATGTAATGGCCCAGGTCCTTGGCATTGAGGTTGGACACCACCACCGTCGGGCGGATCAGGTTGTAACGGCGGTCCAGCACCTCATGCAGGACCGACAGTTCGTAGTGAGTGCCCGCCTGGGCGCCGACCTCATCAATCACAAGCAGGTCGAAACTCGCGAGTTCGTTGATCACGTCGCCCTCGGTGTACCCGGCGTTGCGATCCATCGAGCGCTTGAACACCCGGATGATCTCGGCGGCGGTGGTGATCACAGCCACGGCCCGGTGCTTGCGAATGACGTGCTGGACGATGCCGCTGGCCAGGTGTGTCTTGCCATTCCCTACGTTGCCGCACAGCAGTAGGTTGCGGCCGGCCTGGAAGTGCTCGCCGAAGCTATCGGCATAGCCTTGGCAAGTTTCCAGCGCCAAGGCCATGGCCGGTGTGGTGGCGCGGTAGGTCGCGAAGGTGCTTTCGGCAAACCGAGGCGTGATGCCAGAGCCTACGAGCGCGCTGTTGACGCTTTCGGCTTGCAGGTTGGCCAGCGCCTGCGAGTGTTCGGCGCTGTCCCGTGGAGCTACGCGCAGGCCGTGGTACTGGCACTGCTTGCATGGGCGGATAGACATCGCCCCATCGAACTGCTCAACCTCGGAGCGATCAACCTCGCCATGGATCGGGCATTCGCCGGCGAAAGTGCGCTGTTCAGGCTGGCGGAGGAAGTTAGAACGCTGGGCCATTGTCGCCTCCTTGGTACATATCGGGCGTGTGGTTGGGCAGGTGGTTGTAGGCTGATGGCTTCCCGTTTTTTGCGCCAGCACCAGGCAGCACCGAGTCCGGGTAAACATCGACCCAGCAGCTGGTGGTGGACTTATCCAGCACTACGTCGGGCTCGGGATGGTTGGCCAGTTTCTTGGCGATCAACTCACAGGCTCGTAGGGTCAGTGGCGCGCGCTTGGCCTTCCGCATTTCACAGAAGTCAGCCCAGGCTTGCTCCGATGCGTTGGCCGGTTTGGCAGTCAAGGGATCGAACTTGCTCGACTTCCCTCGTGAGCCAGCAGACTTGTCTGCGCCTTCTTTTGGTTTATTAACGGATAGATGACGGGTAGATAACGTATTGGGTGCAGCAGCTGCACCCCGTTCTGTCTTCATTTGCACCCCGTTCTGTTCTGAGCTGCACCCCGTTGCGTCCTCATCTGCACCCCGTTCGGAGCGGGGTGCATCTGCTGCACCCCGTTTTTCGATGAGGTCATACACCACTGGGCGACGATCGTGACGGTCGATGTAAGCGGCCGCGATCGACTGATTGCCGCGCTTGATCAGGCCGGCAGCCTCAAGGGCGTCCAGCTTGTAGCGCACGGTGCGCTCAGATAGGCCGGTGTCATTGGCAAGCGTCAGCGCAGAAGGAAAAGCCCCGCGCCCGTCACTGCCGGCGTAGTTGGCAAGGCAGAGCAGGACGTGGCGGCAGGTAGAATCCTTGATCTCCTGTTGCTCCAGCGCCCACACCATGGATTGAATACTCATAGATCAAGCTCTCGCGTAACGCGGGCGACGAAGTCGCGATAAGCCTCAGACATGACGAACCCCTGGGCTTCCAAAGCTTCGCGATACGCCTTTGCCGAACCGTACAGAACCCAGCGCTCGCGCTCTGGCAGATGCTTGAAGTGGGCATAGCTGGGCCAAGGGCCTACAATTATCGGCGCTGTACGGGCGCTCTGGGGGGGGGCATGAGGGTTGGTGGTGGTCATTGCGCCTTCCCTCCAGCGACAACAGTCAAGGTCGGTGGGAGTTTCGGACCAAATGGCGCGCCAGGTGCGAACGGATCGGGCAGCAGGTCGCGCGGGCACTCCTTGAGGAAGTCCGCAAAGGCCAAGTGGCAAGCGTTGAAAAGTGGAGTGTCGTTCCACTCTTGCCTGCGGCGAGCGGCGCTCTCCTCGACCGCATGGGCAAACACCAGATCCGAGACCGAAGCGCTCCCATCCATCCTTACCTTCTCACGCTCGACGGTATTGACCTCCAGCAGGTCGCACAGGCGGTCAAAGCCCAGACCGTCCGTGAGCCCTTCGGTATCGAGCATCAACGAGCGGCCAAAGCCAGCCAATACTTTGCGCAAGTCGTCAAACTGCTCCTTGCGATGCTGACTTGATTGCTCCTGGAGCTCGTAGATCTTGTTTGCCGTGAAGGGAAGGTGATGGCGCAACTTGCCTGCTTCGCGGCGAAACGCCTGCCTCTCCGACCTAATAGCGTCGAAACGCTCACCGAAAACCCGGCAGATACGGCGAGTGGTTATGAGACTGGTGCTCATGCTGGCACCGGGCTTTTGTGCTATGCGGACAAGTTCACGCACCAGGCTGAAGCCCGCGGGTAACTGCTCGGTACTGCTGTGTCGTGCGTTCATGCGGAAGTCCTCTGGCGCAGCTTGAAGCGGCCTTGCTGAATATCGGGATGGGTGGCTCGCTCCGCGGTCACCAGCGTGCACTCGTTGACGAAGCGGTCGAAGCGGCGGGTGATATCGGCCTTTGGCCAGATGGCGTACGGCTGCGCGCCGTCGTCAGCGTGATTGCTGCGCACCATGGCGAACGGCAGCGGCGCACCGGGGATGTCGCGCATCACTGCATTGATCACCCAGGGCGGAATGCCGTGACGAAGGTTGATGCGCTCGCGGATCGTGGTCATCGACTCAAAGCCGGCCGGCCTTGAGTCGAGGGTAGCGAACCTGCTCGACGTTGGCCACCCGGGTTTCGATCCGCTCCAGCGCCACCTGCTGTTCCCGCTGCTGGCGCTCGACAGCCACCAGATGGTTCGCGTTGGCGGCGGTGATCTCGGCCTGGGTCATCGGGCGAGAAGCCTTCTCTTCCAGGTCGTGAAGGCGCCGAATTACTTTGTGCCGCAGTGGGATGCTGTAGCCGGTGATCAGCGTTTCGGTCAGCTCGCGGTCGAGGTGGTATTCGATCTGCTCCCGATTCATGCTGTCCAAATAGATGCCCCCAAAACTGGGGATATCTTTTTTTCAGCTCGGCGAGCATGTTTTCAATGTCGCGCTTGACGTGGTCGTGACGCTTTTTCGGTCAGCTCGGCAATTTCACGCGAGGACATGGTGACGGCATCGCCGCCTTGGAATTTGGCGATGGTCATTCTGGAATCTCCAGGTCGGTAGCCATGCGGCAGAAGTCGCTATGCGCCGCCTCTGCAAGAAGCTTGATTGCCTTCTGGATGCCGGGCTCATTCAGGTCGTTGATCTGGGCTGGGTTATCCACATCGTCAGGGTCGCCCTTGTAACCGCCGTTGTTCAGCAGTACGTCGGACAGTAGGCCAATAGTGAACAAGGACTCTTCGATGCGCTTCGCAACAGCTCTATAGTTCGCTGGATTGGTCACTTGGCACCCCCAGTCAATGCATAACCGGTTACTCCGAATGCCTTGTGCTCGACAGCGGAAATCGTTCCGTCAGCGTGTTCGATGACGAAAATAGAGCGGCCGCTTCGCATTGCCTTATTGATTGCCGTTTGACTAAGCCCGAGTTGGGCGCCCAAGGCTGCTTGCCGTCCCTTGGCATAGTCGGAGAGAGGAACGCCAGAACTAATAGTCGGTGCCTGGGAAGAGCCTGTTTCAGTCTCGAGCGCGTCAAGATCCTTTTGCGCTCGGGCGACCTGATCACCGTGATAATTGCCCCAGTCGTAGGCGAGGGCCGCGCCAAGATCTGCAAGCTGCTCAGTTTCTGCGTGCTTGCTGTGCTTGAAGTCGACCTTGATCGCGCTGAACAGCGCTTGCATATGACGGATGTTCTCGACAGCTACCCGCAGTAAATCAAGGGCGTCATCGGCAACCTGGGCTGGCGTTAGCAATGGGCTGGTCATGGCTGAACCTCCAGATTACGCGCCACGTTTTCGGATTTGCCGTTTTGTGGCGCGTAGTGCAGGATGGAAATCTGCCGGAATTGTTCGAACGCAGCGCTAAGACTGCCGGCGCCTGTATCGTCGAAGTACTTCGCCAGATCGGCCAGCACCGGCACATCCAATCCATCGCCAGTATCAACGTCGAGAGCGATGGCGCGAGCGATGGCGGCAACCCAATTGCAAACGTCAATGGTCGCCAAAACCTGGAACTCAACTTCTTCTACTGCCTGCTTGATGCTCTCGGCCTGGGTAGTCACAGAGCACCGCCTTGGGCGCTTACGCCCTCTGCTTCGGGAGTCATACGGAGCCTTTCGAGGTAAACACGCCCAGGGTGATCGGCCTCCCGACAGCTCAAAACCAAATCCTTGTGGCGCTCCATCCCGCGACGGCAAGCATCAACAGCCTCGGTGACTGCAACCTCGAAGCAGGAGAACTGAGCGCCGGGAAAAACCGGCCTCAACATCTCCAAGACCTCAACAGCAAGGCCTTTGGTGGCGCATTCAAGAAGCTGCATCGGTGGCTCCACTCCTCGAATGCAGGGGACAGTTACTACCAGCCCCCTTGTGATTGATTCTTTGGCTTGCTCTTGCGCCTTTGGTGGTGCGGTGGTATTTTTTGGGTGTGACATTTTCTCGCTCCTTCAAGCGATGAGATACAAACCACTCGTTGGCGCGAGTGGCGATAGAAAAGGCTCAGCTAAGTGCTGGGCTTTTTTGTGGGCGGTCGAAAAGTCAGCCGCTCAGCAAAAACTGAGATAGGTTTCGGGGGTTCATGGGGCGGCCTGTTGAGTGCTGGATGAATTCACAGGTACTTCTGAACCTGACACTCCAGACCCTGAGGGACTATTCTTTGGGTGTCGGTTGGGCGATCTATGCCGCCTCTGTCCAGGAAATGGTTTTTCTTCGAGGGCGGACAGGTTTCCGTCTTCGGACACGATCACGAAGATGGACCGCCCTTCACGGATAGCCTTGCTCAAAGAGCCTTGGCTCATCCCGAGCTTCTCGGCTGTCCCGGCATGTCGCTTTGCTGCGTATTCAGCAAGAGGAATTCGTTGCACCGGAGTGACTCCACTATTTCGGTTCTTTTTAAATAGTGCTGGCGGGACTTTTTAAAGTCAATGCTTGCGGGATTTGAATTTCAATGCCGCCAGACATAAGGTTCTCCTCATGAAAAAGAAAACCCTGTCACCAGAGCGACTTGAAGAGTGCGCGGCACTCAAATCAATTTTCTGGGAAAAGCGAAAAGAGCTTGGCCTGACTCAGGAGACGGCAGCAGAGGCGCTTGGCATGAACCAGGGGTCATTCAGCCATTACCTGAACGGCAGAAATGCCCTGAACGTTGAGTTCGCCGCAAAGGTGGCCAGGCTTCTTGGAGTTCCTGTTTCGAGCTTCAGCCCGCGCTTGGCCAAGGTTATTGCTGTAATGGGTGAGGCGAACGCCTCCCTGTCAGAAAAGGCTCTAGAGCACGTGAGGTTCTTCGCCGAGATTTCTGAGTCGAACGTCGCGCCTACTCAGCAACCATGGAAGGCAGCAAGGAGCTATCCATTGATTAGTTGGATTGCAGCGGGTGATCGGGCGGAATCGCCAGACAATTATCGCGCCGGCCACGCGGACGAGCATCTTGAATCAACCGAAAATGCTGGCAATAGCGGTTACTGGCTCGACGTGAGAGGCCCGTCGATGACTTCTCAGACCAACCCAAGCTTTCCCGAAGGTACGAAAATCCTGGTCAAGCCTGAAGGCTTCGACCTGATCAGTGGAAAGTTTTACATCGCGCGGCACCGCGATGGAGAAAAAACCTTTAAGCAATACCTGTATGACGCTGGCACGGAGTATCTAATCCCACTCAACCCAGCATACAAGCCAGTAGAGATTGATGACGACTGGGAGATCATCGGCCGCGTCGTCGATGCAAAAATACCCGGGCTATAAAAAAATAATCCCGCAAGGATTGACACGAATAAATCCCGCCAGCACTATAGCCACCTGAAACCAACTTTGGTCACGGGTGGCCCATCATGCAATTCATCAGCAACGGTACATGGAAAGGAAACCTTGGGCTCGGCCTCGCCGAACGCGAGCTGTCTTGCCTGCTGGCCGTTGCTTCCGGACGGACCGACAAAGAGATAGCCAAGCATGACGGGCTATCGCCGCGGTCGATCAAGGGTCGCATCGAATCCTGCATGCACAAGCTTGGCGTCTATAAGCGCCCAGCATTGGTCGCTGAGGCCTTCCGCCGAGGCCTGATCAGCCCATTACTCATCGCCCTGTGCGCAATCCTCGTCGGCCAATCTGCTACCAGCGACAACCCACTGAACCGCATCCGCCGCCCAGGCGAACGCCGCATCGAAACCCGCGTGGCCGTCCGCCGTATCGAGGTCGCCTACACCGCTTAACCCAACCTGATTTTCTGCGAAAGCCAACAACGCGGCCGGGATTCGTTCGGCCAGGAGAAAGTGAATGACTCAGAAAACGCTGTCCCCGTGGCGCCTGTTCAAGGTGCTGATCTCGATCTTGCTCTACATCACCGTATCTGGGGCCTGGCTGCTGTTCGCGGCCCGCGACCTGATCAGCAGCAGCTCTGACCTTGATGTCGTCGGCGCCTTCTTCGGTACCGCCGTTTGGCTGATCGCCACCGGCTGCCTGTACCTGCACATCACCACACCAAAACCCGGCCAATCGGCCACAACCCACGAAAGGAAATAACCATGTTCGGCAACTTTTTCGGCAAGAAATCTGGTCAGGCCCGCGCTGCGGTAGCCAAGTTGGCCAACCGCGACTTGATGGAAGCGGTCGTGTACGGATCGATCTACGTGGCCGCTGCTGACGGCGACCTGGAAGAAAGCGAGCTCTCCAAGATCGAAACCATTCTCAGCAACAACCCGGCGCTCCAGGGCTTCGGCGCGGAGCTGTCCAACACCATCGACCGCGCGAAGACGGACTTCAAGTCCGGTACCCGCATCCTGCGCCAGAACGCGGAGAAAGAGTTGGGTGATCTGGCTCACTCTCCGTCCGAAGCGCTGACCGTCCTCAACGTCATGCTGACCGTGGCTGAGGCAGATGGCGAGATCGAGCCCGCCGAGCTGACGGCCTTGGAACGCAGCGCCAAGCTGCTGGGCCTCAACCTCAAAGACCACCTGTAACCGTGCTGGCCAAGCTCGGTAGCAAGACGCGGTCGCTGGCGGCCTACGGGCTCGCTGGTGGCGTCGTCTTCGTCGACTCGGCCAGTCGCATCTTCTCAATGGTGGGAGACCTGATTTTGGTCGTCCTGCTGCTGGTGGTGCTGATGGCCGGCAAGCCTAAAAACAAATGACGCTGACGGGGTGGTGATTCGCCACCCCGTCAGCACAAGGAGATCAGAATGAGCACCACCAATTACGATTCGCGCACCGCTGATAAGTTTGTGGTGCGCCTGCCCGATGGCCTACGCGCCGATATCGAAGCGGCCGCCAATGCCGACGATCGCAGCATGAACAGCGTCTTCGTCAAAGCCGTGCGCCAGTACCTGGATGGACAGAGCCGCCAGCAGATCCTGCTCGACGTGTTGGCCAGAACCGTCGCTACCCCGTTTCGGGGGATTGTTCCAGGCCGTTTTAACACCCGCGTACCAGCCGCATTTACCGACTCGATGCACATCGACGACCGCGTGAAGATGATCGGCGATGAACCTGCCTATCTGAGTGTGGTGTTCAAACTGCCAAGCCTGAATGATGCCCATCCCCTGATCGCACAGCTTCCCTATGGGCAGAAAGCCCTGAGCACAGAGGCGGTGGTGTTTGGCATGACCACGGGCAATCTGATGGAGGGGACGGAATGAAGCGCCGCCAGATATCCCCTACCGCCCTGCCCGCTATCGGTCAGCCGTTCGCCGGTGGCTTCTACGCTGGCCGGATCTACTTCGACGGCGCCGAGTTCGCGCTGATTGATTCGGGTCAGGAATTCGAGACCGCCGCCCACTGGTGGGATCACGATGGACCTCGCCCACGTATTCGTGGAGCAACACACCGATTTGATGGGATGGCGAACACCCTGGCCATGAGCGCCGAGGGCAGCACCATCGCCACCAAGGTGCTGGGCATGAACATTCGCGGCACCTGGGGCTGGCACATTCCGTCAATTGAAGAGCTGCAGGTGGTTCGCGCTAACCTGCTCCAGCTGCCAGATTGGAATCACCGCATGTGCGAAAACGCGCCACAGGCGTTCCGTGGCTCCCATCAGTATTGGTCCAGCACCCAGAAAGAAAACGCCGCTACAGCTTGGCTGATGGGCATGTATCCGTGGGCGGTGCCGGATACCAACTGGGTCAGCGGCTGCAACGGCATACGTCCGGTAAAGGTGATGCAGATCAAGGCTGACGCCTTTGTGCATGAGCCGGCCAGTGATGCGCCAGCCTCTGCGCAGGTTGATCTGCAAGGCCTGACGGCAAGTCCCGCCGTGGCCGAGGTGCTGGGCCACTTCATCAACGAGGACACCGGGCGCTTCTACGGTCGCACCGATGACCTGCTGGCCCAGTTGGCGATGATCGCCGGGGAGGCGCGCCCATGAAAACCATCACTACCATGATCCTGCTGCTGATAGTTGGCCAGGCCACGGCCGGCGACCTGCCAAGAGGTGTGCGAGTCTTTCATGACGAGACTCGCGCCGTAACTTGCTGGCTTTACACGAACGGCGGCACCGAGGGCGGCATCAGCTGCCTACCGGATTCGCTCCTACAGGTACCCACCAGCACCGCCACCGACGAAAGCCAGGCTGCACGGGCTTCTCTGGCCACCTCCATGTGCCAAAACGAGCAATTGCCCACCACCCTGCTCCCACAAGATGAGAGGTTCCAGCTATGAGCAGCCGCAACGGAACCAAGGGCCAGCGCCTGATCGAACTGTTCAACGCCCTGCAGCGCCGGGAAACCACTTTCGGCCAGATCTATGCAATGTCGGCTTCGTGCGGTATCGACGCACGCCGGTTGCTGGCTGATCACTTCCAGCGAGGTAGTAGCCGTGACTGACATGAAAGAGGTCATTGCGCTGCAGCAAGCCGGCAACTTCGAGGAGCTGAAACGGCGTGGCGTCCAGATCACTGGCGGCAAACTTGAGCAGGTCGAAGGCTGGGCGAAGCCGTGCTTTGGCGGATCACGCGCCCACTACTTCTCCCTGGCATCTGCCGATGCCATCGGCCCTCAGGGGCGTTACCGCACCTGGAAGTCGGTTTGCGGGACAGAGACGACCACCAGCGACAAGGCGCCCATGTTCGCAATGGGCAGCTATGAGCGTTGCAAGACGTGCCTGAAAAAACGAAACGTGACGCGAAGCCGTGACGCGACACAAAACATGCATAACAAAAACGTGTCGCGACACGAGGGCGGGCAGACATGAGCGCAGCTAGAGTTATAGAGTTTGAGGAGTTGCAGCGGATCACCGGCTATACGCGGCGTGCTGACGTTGAGAAGGCGTTACGCGGGGAAGGAATACGGATATTCCTCGGCAGGAAAGGACCTTGGACCACCGTTGACCTGGTCAACCAGGCGGGCGGGCTCAAGCCAATAGATCAAGAAAAGTATGACGCGGATATCGTATGAAGCGAGGAAGGAAGCGCCAGCACAACCCGAACATCCCTGGGCATATTGACCAGGCGGCCCTGCCACGCTCGGTGTATTTCGACCACCGGGGAGCGGGGTGCTGGTACATCCTGTATTTCAATGAGGCAGGCCGGCGCCAGCGGCAGAACCTGTGCGCGGGCAACGTGACACTTTCGGAGCTTCACCGGCTGATCGAGGAGCGCAACGGGGTAGATCGCGACAGCCTGCAGTACCTCTGTGACGAATTTCACAAGAGCGACCAATACAAAACCCTCAGCCCGAAAACCCACGACGACTACGTCTACTCCCGCGATGTGCTGCTGGCGTTCCCGACAAAGCTCGGCAAGCCGCTGGGCGAGCTGGCGGTGCTCAAGTTCACGCCGGCGCTGATTCAGCGGATCATCGACAAGATCGCCCAGGAGGGCAAGCCATCGAAGGCCGCTCACGCCCTACGCTACCTGCGCCGTGTGATGCAGTGGGGCCGCAACCGCGGGTTCGTGAAGGACAACCCAGCAAAGGGCATAGAGTCGCCCAAAGAGCGCAAACAGCGCCGACTGCCAGACGACACGGTCATGGTTAACTTGATCAGGTTCGCGAAACAACAAGGCCAGCTCAAGAGCGGCCAGCCCGGGGCCTGCTCCCCTTACCTGTGGTACGTGATGGAAATCGGCTACCTCTGCCGCCTACGTGGTATCGAGACGATCACGCTTACCGACGAGAACGAGCTCGCCGAAGGCGTCCTCACCAACCGCCGCAAGGGAAGCCGGGACAATATCGTCCGCTGGACGCCCAGGCTGCGAGCGGCGTGGGATGCGGCCAAGGCTATCAGGTCGGAGACCTGGGAGCGAAAGCGTGTGCCGGTACCGATTCGAGCAGACCAGCGCTTCCTGATCATCGCCGCCACCGGCAGACAGCTTTCCAAATCAGGGTTGGATACAGCATTCCAGCGGCTGATCGTACAGGCCATCGAGAAGAAGGTGCTCACCGAGGAGCAGCGTTTCGGGATGCACGACTTCAAGCGTAAAGGCATCACCGACACGGTGGGCACGCGGGCAGACAAGCAGCAGGCGTCAGGCCACAAAGACGAATCCATGATGGACGTTTACGACCTCAGCGTGCCGACAGTCAACCCGTCGGCAGAATGAGCAACTGATTAAACCGAAAGTTGCCCACAGCTTTATCCACTGTCAGACGGTAGAGAATGCTGGATAGAACCCCAGTCTTTTTCGCGTACATCAAAGCCGCCAGTAGCAGCAAAGTATAGGCGAAACCCATATAGCTAGCGTACAAAAGAAACGCTGCACGCTAGACCGATACTGACTAAGGGGCCTGACTTGTAATCAGTAGGTCCCGGGTTCGACTCCTGGTGCCGGCACCATACAAAACAAAGCCCTCGTAGAAATACTAGGGCTTTGTTGTTTCTGGAACGTCCACTTTGTGTCCGCACACACTGAAACCCGTGGGAGCGAGCCTGCTCGCGATGAGGCCGTCAAACCCAACGACGATCTACTGACTAGGACAAAGGGCTGCCTTTCCAAGGCACCAAAAACGAAGCAACCTCAACCAAACAGCATCCTTTGCCAATGATCCTCACCCACAATGGCAATCGAAGCTCCTGCCTCCCGCAATTCCACTGCCTTCATGATCTTCGTTCCATAAGTACTGTGGCGCCACTGCTCATTACCCACGCTACCGACCACCAGGTAATGCACCTTCTTACTCACACCGCCCCCAATCAAACCACCTCGTTCTTCGACCAGCGCCTGACAATCCTTACGCGGCCCAAAGGCCATGACACCCGTAAATACAAACATCCGGCCATCCCACACCAAATCAGGGGCCGGTAAATTGAAGGGAAGGTCCGTAGGAGCAACGGCAACAGCACCGCCAACCTTCGGTCTCTCAATGCCCACTCCAGAAAAACCACGCAGGATGTTAAGCAGCTCCAGGGACTCATCCTTGTCTAGAGCATCGTCCTGAAGCATGCACGCTAAACGCGAATACAACAGATTAATCACCGGATCATTCAGATACACGAGATTGTTTTCCAACCATTGCTTTAGAAAAACCGCTTCCGTGATGTTCACAACACCGTCGGCCGTAATCCCAGCGGCCAACCCGACCAAGGCATCGGCGGCACGTCGATCGATATGGGCGCGATGGAAAAATTTGCTGCTCTCGAACTCGTTATGTAGATCCATTACGGGTTTTCCTTTGAGGTGGGTACTGGTTCGATACCGAAGCATCAGCGGATAGATGTTGTGTTCAACGCTAGCACCACTGCGCGCAGACACCCCGTTTTTAGCCAGGAAAATAGATCCGTCCTCTTTTCCGTGGAAGCGCTGCTCGGCCGTCATAGTGGCGAATCGGAAAAGGGGACACCCATTAACCTTGACTTGAGACCGGCTAATGGGTGTCCACTTTTTCACGCCCCCCGAAAAACCCGCCCTTTGGCGGTTTTTTTCGTTCATCGCTGTCTGTCGCTTATAGGCGGAGGGCGGGATCGACACAAAGCTATTTGCAGTACCCCACTCAATCGGCCCAATGCACTCAGCTGCGTGGCTGCACCAATCCCTTGATATCGCCGAAAAAATAATGGCATATTGCCTACAGACGCATCTAGGGAACGCCTACCCGAGCCAGCACATGGACGATAAAAATGACAACATACTTTGAAAATACTATTTCGAAAATTTATGGCGATAAAGACGATTTTATAATAATAGGACTGACTGGTCAGACAGGAAGTGGATGCTCAACCGTAGCAAGCATACTTTCAAAAAAGCAAGATCAGATAAAGCACTCCTTATACAAAGGAGGCTCACCAAATGACAACACTCAAAGAAAACAAAAAATTATTTATAAATGCTTTGAAAAAACCTGGACTCCTTTTATTTCAATTCAAGCTAGCTCAATCCTAACATTGTTGCTCAGCGAAAAAAGCATCGAAGATACTGCAAGATTTATAGGAGGCGTCGCCGGACTTACTGACGATCTGCAGACAAAAATCATAGAAAATATAAAGGTTATAAAAGACACGCACACCAACCTAAACCATCAAGATATTAATTCGCTCAGAGTTTTTTACACTGAATTCCTACCGAACCAGAACAATGAACTAAAAAACCAAATTGGCGGAGCAGGATATGTCGCACTATTCCAAACAGTCGGTAACAATGTCCGAAATTCTGGCAATCCAACCTCGAACGAAGTAATAGGGGGAAATTTTTTTCTCTAG